GCACGTCCTCACGCGGTGCAATCTTATTCTTCACGATGCCCTTGTCGCCCATGTAGGTGACGACGTAGGTGTTTGTGCCGAGGTTATAACCGCCACACTCTGCCAACCACAGGTATTTCGGCTCGCCAAGCTCGTCGCGCTCAATGTACACAAAGCCGTTGCCCAGCATCAGACGGTTCACCGTCACCTGCTCCCACAGCGACTGTGCCGACATCATGGGATTTGGCTCCACCTGCAACAGATAGTTCAGACGGGTTCCGAACGACACGTTGCCGCCGCGAGGCTTCTGCACGTCCATCACGAAGTTGCCGCCCTCACGGTCGCGCACCTGGTATTGCATCTGCATCTGCCCGATTGTCTTTGCCCTCAGTTCCACGGCACGATAGACCGCCGAGACGGTCAACGCCACTCGCGGATGACGGGCCGACACAATGCGCTCCTCGAACGAGCCTCCCTTCACGTCCGTCTTGTTGGTCGGATGCTGCGGGTCGGTCGAAGCTGGTATGCCTGCCTTTGCTTGCTGCTCAGGTGCCAGGCTCTCGCGCTTATGGCCTCCGAAGATGTTAGTTCCGAATATTTCCATAACTATTTGCCTTTTCTATTCGTGCGCTTTGTGGTCTTGGGTTTACTCTCCGTTTTAGTGGCCATGTCAGCGTCGGGTATCACCTCCCACCGCTTCAAGTCCAGCGTCTCAATCTCTCGGTAAGTCTTGCCGCTCTTCTTGCTCTTCAGCAGCCAGCCCTTCTCGGCTGTCAGCCGTACCTGCTGGCCGTCTCTCTGTTGCTTGGTTACATGTTCCATAATTCTCGTATTTTGTGGGTTCGACAATAGGATGTCCCGCAAGATTTCCTCTTTTTCGGGAGTCCGTTCGTTGATACAGAAGAAGAATCGCACGGCATTGCGCAGAAACTCCTCGACATACTGCTGACTGAGTGGGAATCCGCGTCGCGCCTTCTGCATGTATTCCTCTGCCGTCTTCGTCTCAAAGTGATCTATCCATGCATGTTTCAGTTGATGGGGAATAAGTGCCCGCAGTGGCACAGTCTCGCCGTTGCTGTTCACGGCTTTGAGCGTTGAGGGCTTCACGGGACAGTGGGGTGTACCAAACTGCAAACCATAGACACCGCCACGCACGAACGCCTTCACATGGTCGTTCTCCGGTATGTCCGTGAACCTTACGCATCGGTTGTCTGCCATCGGCTGTGTGAATCGCTCGGCCATCGGTCGCTCGTCGTAGCGTGTCAGTCCGTTGTCGGTCATCACCCGCCAGTTCAGCAGCACCACGTCGGCCTTCATTGCGGCCATGCAATTCAGGTAGTTCGTCAGCGTCTCGCCCTGTCTCACCTGCACATGCTCGTCCACGTCAATGAATCCAATCCAGGCATATTCGTGTCCGTGCCGACGGTAGCAGTTGGCATACGCCTCGCATTGTGCCGCCTCCTTGTCGCGCCAGTCGATGACCTCCACGCGCTCATCGTCAAACGTCGGCACGGGTTCGTTGCCACGTCCGTTGTCGTAGATGAAGAGCCGCTTCACGCCCATCAGCAGGTGGTGGTCTATCCACTCCTGAAGGTATCGCTCCTCCTGTCGGGCTATGCAGCACAGGGCCACGTCCTTGATGCCCATCTCACGCGGCGAAGGCTTCCACAGCGATTCGTGCTTGTTCAGCCATGCCTCGGTTTCCTTGTCCTTCTCGCGCCACGATCCGCTCCACATGTGCTCCATCCTCTCGCGGATGTCTACCTGTCTCAGCGTCGCGCCGTCTGTCCGTCTGATGTCTTCCAAGAATGCCGCCCCCGTGTCGTACCAGCACCCCTTGTCGGTGCCGGTCATAATTCCCCAGCAGCGCATACCGTCGTAGTAGTGGATGCCCAGTCTGCGGCACTCAGGCGCATTGATGAAGCATAGCATCGGCCACAGCCGCTTCACTGTCTTCGGGTTGTTCCACCCTTGGTCTATGAAGCCGCAGGCCGTCACAGCCTCGTCAAACATATCGTCGATGGGTCGTTTCAGCAGGATGTCAGAGTCGCAGAGCATGAACGGTCCGTCCATGTGCTGAATCAGCCACTCCACGCTCATCATGTGCTTTGCGCTGCCGAAGTGTGCCAATCGGTTCTCCGCGTCGTTTTTCTTGTTTGGCCACTTTGCCAGTTCCGCGTCGAAGTCCACTAACTGCCCCCGTGAGTTGTCTATAATCTCCACGTCTCCCAGAGCCTTCTGTGTCTGCTCGTCAGCCAATAGCCCTGCAAACGGCCTCGCCTCCCGTCGCTTCCCGTCTGCCAACGCAGCCTCGCACGAGTTCTCGAAGATGACCACGCGGTAATCCACTCCACCCTGTTTCCTGATGGAGAGCACCGCCGCCTTCGTCAGCTCCGGCGTGTTGTAATGCACAATGCAAACTGTCTTTCTCATATCTTCTGGGTTACTTGTCATTTACCACCAGCTGCATCAGGAATTGCAGCGTGTCCTCCCGATGGTTTGCGTTCCACGTCTCGGGGATGATCTGATAGGTCTTATCGAGATACTTGATACGGCTGCGCTCGTTGAACACGTTCGTCCACCTCATGCGCACAATCTTCACTGCATAGGCATCGAGACTTCCGGCATTCATGGCCGACTTGCCGCGCTGATAATCGACATTGGCATGAAGACAGCCGACCTCCTCCCACTCGATGCCTGCCGAGTCGAGTCCGAACTTTCCCGCCACCGCCTCCTTGCGGTTGAGCGGCTGGATGATGTCGTGTAAGAATCCTGCACTGTAACCCATAGCCTATTCGTTTTGTCGGTTGATAATCTCGTCGCAGTCCTCCTTCGCCTTGGCGATGGCTTCGCGGAACTTCTGGCAGATGTACGTCGTGGGCTGCTGGATGAAGGCATAGCGGTTGTAGAGTGCGGCCATGTTGCGCCGCTGCGTGTCATAGGCCTCGATGAGTTCATCCGTCGGGTCGCTGATCTCGCCAAAGTCGAAATCGAACTCCGTCTGAACCACGGTCAACTTGTCGATCAGCCCGTCGCGCTCCACCTGGAGCGGTGTGCCACCCGTCAGCACCATGTAGTTCTTCAGCAACAGGTCGAAGCCGTAGAGCGCGGCCTCCTTCTTCTGTGTGTCGGCAGCATCGCGGTTGTTGTAAAGGTTCTGCACCAGCAACAGCGAGGCATTGAAGATGGGGTCTGGTATGCGGCCATAGGTATCGATGAAGTTCTCATACGTGCGCCGCGTGAGGTCGAGGATGGCTTGCTCGGCAGTGATGCCCATCTGCTCCAGTTCTGCGTCCTCGCAGTTGAAGTCGATACGGCAGTGCGCGTGGATGGCATCGAGGCTCAGCCACTTCAAGCCAGTGTCTTTGTCGTTCGTCATATCGAATCTTACTTTTTGTCGTTTCTACATAGCCGACAAAAAGCGGTCGTGGGTTTACCCAGCAAAAAAATGGGGCGACCGCTGTCGCCCCTGAAATTACTAATTATTAATACTTAACCATATAACATAAATAAAAAACGTATGCTCTATTGCAATGGCCCCGAGCCTTCGAGCGAGAAACTGCCCTGGCAGAGGTTTCCCGTCGTGTGGGTCTGCTTGGCTGCGGTCATTAGGGCTTTTCCCGTCAATGTCGAGGTGTTTGACTTGTCTCTGATGGTGACATCAAACATCTGCCCAATCAGCAACACATCGCGCAACCTCGCTGCCGCAAGCATCAGATAGTTGAGTGTCAGCGACCATGACTTACGTCCGGCCAACACCTCCTTCCAACCTTGCTGTGTCGCACTCGCCCGTTCTGTCGACGGACATGCGGTGTTGATCTCATCGCTGCGGATGGCTGCCGATGCCACCACCGTACTGCCTTGTGAAAGTATCACTATAATATCTTGTCCTGTCATATCTTTATTGTTTTTAGTTTACCACGTTACAATCTCACCCTGTCCGGTGCGCTTCAGATGGCGGTTGAGTACTATCTTGATGCTCTCGCCAGATATTTCGCCCACCATATTCACACCGCCAAAGCCCGCACCTTGCAACTGGCTCGCCAAATTGCCCTGCTGCGCTTTGTTCAATACCAGCTCGCCTGCATTCAAAGCGGCAGGGATCATATCGCCGGAATAGTTGTTGCCTTGCACGAATCCATTAGCGGCATGCACCACACCACCACGGGCAAACGGGATGATGGTGTCGGCAGCGGTCAGGGCCTCAATAGCCATCACTATGGTGGAGATACCGCTAACAATAGAAATCAGCGAGGTGACACCATTGACGACATCCTTCATGCCTTCAGGCAGTTCGATGCCGAGTGCTTCCATACTGCCAACCATCTGACTGATACCGCCCGCCATATTGCCTACTTCCTTCGTTAAACTGGCTTCGGTCTTCTCCTTTGGCAGTTTCAGTTCTATCTTCAAGCCTTGCAGATCCTTGATGGATTTCGTCTGGAACATCTGCTCAGTGATACTCTGAGCCGATACACCATTTACCGTTCCCAATTCTTTCATCTCCTTGATGGCTGCCTGCTCGTCTTTTATCTCCTTCAACTTCTTCTCAGCCTCGATGAGTTGATAGAGATAGCCTGTGCGCATATCCTCGCCCGCCTCGTTCCATTTCTTCTGCAAGTCAGACACGAGCTTTGCTTGTGCCGCGATGCTACCATCAGCATAGACTATCTCTGTCTTGGCACCGCCAGAACCGCCTTTTCTACCTCCGCCACCGGAACCAGGCTGACGGCCATTCAATACGCGGGTGAGCTGCTTGTCAACTTGTGCAATCTCATTACCCGTGCGCTCTGCCTGTGCGCCGAGTGCTTGAAGCGATTGTAATTCTGTATCATTAAGTTTGCGAAGGGCTGCACCGAGTTGCTCCTGTCGATTAACAGGGTACGCCTCTTCATAGGCTGTACTGCCACCGAACATACCTCCAGGCGTGAACTTTGTGCGAGAGCCAGACATCGGAATGGCTTTCAGGGATTCATAGCTTCCGTATGATCCACTAAGGGCCGTTATCAAGTCCTGACCATTCACACCACGCTCAGCAGCCACCTTCTTGATGGCTTCGAGGTAGGCTTGCTTTTCGAGTTTCTGTCGTTCGCGCAGTTCCTTTTGGTATGCTTGGCCTGCGGCTTTTACTTGTTCTTTTGTGCCGCTGCCGCTTCTGTAGTCTGCAATACTTTCGGTCATACCAGTACGCGTGCGCTCTACATTTACCTGATTAAAGGCATTGAATGTATTAAGCGCATCAAGTGCGTTATACGCATTTTGTGCGGCTCTTGTTATTTCATCTATACGGTTAAGAAATCCGCTAATATCACCTGTGTTTAATGCATCAAGAAAACCACTATAAATGCTCTTTGATGACTCTACGACACGTCCCCATGTATCGAGCTGCTCTTCATTCTTAAAGAAAGCATCACGAGCCACGTCGAGAGCAGCCTTGCCTGCTGCAAGGGCCGTGCCCCAACTTGCAAGTGACTGCACGCTCATGCCGAATTTACCAGCGAGATTGTCGAGTGCGCCACTTATGCCTCCACTGCCATTGATGGACTTGTTGATGTCGTCAAGCTGTGACTTGCTATCCTGGATGCGTCCTTTCAGTTGGTCAAGTGATTGAGAGAGAGCTTTGCCGAATGGTGATTGCTTCTCTGCTTCGGTCATCTGCTTGTATTGCGCAGAGAGTTCCGTGAAGGTCTTCTTCATCTCGGCCAGCTTTCCGGTGGCTGTGCGCGAGGTGGTATCCATCTGTCCGATGGCACGCACATAGTCGAGCGTCTCCTTCTCCACCACTTCGAGCGTACCGCCTACCTTGCGGCATTGGTCAACATATCGGGTCAACCCGTTTGCCGCCTGCTTCAGTTTGTTGTCGTATTCTTGGCTCTCGACTTTAAGCCTCAGTATTGAATCTGCCATAAAAATGCGTGATTAATGCAACTATACACTAATCACGCATTTTGCGGTCTGGGGTTTACTTATTAAGCAAATCGCCAAACGAATCCGTTTTGAGGTTTACGGAAAGACTTGCACCATCTGGATATGACTGTCGCTGCCGTTCCGTTCTGTCGTGCTGCATCATGCAGACTTTTATATTCAGAAATGACGGTGCCATCCTTGTCGCATTTCAATACACGCTTGCTATGTTTGTCATATCTGCGCTTAAACTGCTCACCATAGGTACTATTGTAACTGTACGTCACAAATTCAAGGTTCTCGGCTCTGTTGTCATCCTTGATTTCATTCTTATGATTCACAACGAGTCCATCTTTATAACCATCAACAAAATGAAGGGCTACAAGTCTGTGTATTTGGAATTGTTTGTATTCACCGGAATTGGCGAGCATAACTCCTTGATAGCCAGCAGTAGCATATTTAGGCTTTATTATCCTGCCTTTGTAATGCCTGGTATGAACAGTTCCTTTGTATGTGATCACGATGTCACGGTCAAGGCTGCGCACACGCCCCATATTACTGACCTGATAAAGACCTTCGTAGCCTTTGATGTCTTTCCAAATCTCATTCTTCGTTTCCATAGACTTGTCCCATTAGTTTGGCAAATGGACGCAACAGCTTGTAAGCCTCGTTTGCCTCATGAATAAAGTTGGTGATGCTGGTCACTGGTACGCTGTTCATTCCGAGCGACGGAGACTCTGCGATGCAGCGGTTAATCTCCATCAATTCCATCATCTCCACCTGTGCGTCGGCCATCGTCTCCAATGTCTCGGCATAACTGATTTCTCTCTTGAAGTGTTGGAAGATAGCTTCAACGGCTTCATTGATCGCTTTCTGCGTCTCGATTGTTTTCTTAAAATTACTCATAACGATTGATATTTAAACAAAAAAATAAGCAGCACTACGCGCTGTTCAGGCTTCAATCGTGGGAAGGCCTTCGGGGTGTTATCCAGTGACCCGACGCGGTGCTGCTGTGCTTGTTAACCTTTTTATATATCCTGGCATAAAAATTGCCGCCTGTGCGGGCGACATCTTCACCCACGATTGAATTTTGAACGGTGCAAAGATAAGCGATTTCCCGCAAAGTTGCAAGAAATCGCCTAAAATTTTAAGAGAGTTTAAGAAATTATCCCTCCAGTTCTGGCTGGGTGTCGCCACCACCCTCGCCGCCTTCGCCGTTGCCGGGTGTCTCAGGTTCCTGCTCTGTTTCCTCCTTGTCGTCATCCTTGGCGGTAGCCCATCCGAGCTGTGCGCCTGCGATGGCTTCGGCTATCTCCTGCGACGGGCGATAGTTGCAGTGTGGTGTGAGGTCGGTCAGCGCGAGGTCTTCCTCCTTCTCCACCCACTTACCTGATACAGATGGATAGAGTTTTCCCAAAGGTCCCAGGTCGATGATTTTGCCGTTCTTCAGCTGACGGGCAGCTGCTTTGAGCATCAGTCCGGCACAAGCCACGATTTCCTCCTGTGCATAGGTGGTGTTCATGCCTGCAATCTCGCAGATGTCGTCAAACGACTCAGTGCCGTTGGTGAGTACACGGGCCACAAAGCCCGGTTGTTTTGTCTTCGGGTGCTTGAAGGGTATCTTCTTGCACTTTAATGTCAGTTTTGCCATATCGTTAAAAATTAGGGGTTAAAAATTTCAAGCGGTTGAATTTCCGATTTCAAGCGGTTGAATTACGAAAGTCAAGCGGTTGACTTCTTATTCAGCATCGCTTCGAGTTCGGTGTCTATCAGCGTGGCGAGGTTTTCGGCTGCTTTCGTCAATGCTCGCTCACCGGTACCACTGAAGAAGTTTCGTGCTGCGATACTTCCGCGATTACCTGACAGGCGACCGCCACGACTGCCAGCCATACGGTCGGATGTTCCATTATTGATGAAGCGCAAAATAAATTGTCTGTCGTGCGGACCATAGTGCATCACTTTATTAGTGCGCTCGCCTCGCGGTACTCGGTTACCGCCTCGCTGGTGGGGCTGAAGTTTCCGTGGCGGTTCGTAGTTGGTAGGCTTGCCAGCCTTTTTCCTCATGTTCAGGATATTGATATTGCCACCAAGTATCTTCTTATAGACGGCTGTGCGGATGCCATGCGCTGCACCTCGTGGATCACTGTCCATTGCACTGCGAGCCGCCGACACTAATTCCGGCCTGACCTCCATCAGAGCCTTGCGGATGAGTTTCTGCAAGGCTTTCTGAGTCTTGGGATTGGTGGAGAGAGCTGCTTCGAGCACCTTCTGCTGCTCCAGGATGACCGCGTCGTTTACTTCAAGTCCTATCATACACAAAACCCCTGTTTTGCGGCTGTGGGTTTACCAAAAAAAATCCGCCAACCTGTCGCAGGCGGGCGGATGATTTAAAGATGTTTAAGAGAATTTTATATTTATTCTTGCGAAGTATTGTCGTTCTTTTGGAAATACGCCTCGTATGGAGTCCAGTCGATAGAGTCTTTTTCCGACCAACCGGCAGCCAAGGTGGTTTTGATATAGGACATGGCATGAAGGTAGAAGTCGTCGGCATCCTCCATCGTCTCGAAGGTGTGATAGACGGGGTTGCCCTCTTCGTCCTCGCCCATCTTGAAGGTCACTGGCAGCGTGGCACCCTGTTTCTGCACGGCGAGGTCGTAGGCCGACTTGAAATTGAACTGGTTCTCGGTCGACAGCCACACGTGGATAGGATCGCCACCGGCCTGCGGAGTCCATACCAAACCGCCCACAATCTTCTCATCCGTTCTGGCGTTGATGTCGGCGATGATGGCATCCTTCACCATTTGGAGGTTCAGTTGTGCGTTCTGCTTCTTTGGCAGATAGATTTCATACCACTCATAAAGGTCGCCATTGGCTTTTGTCAGGCCGTAGCAGATGGTGATGCTGGTGCCTTCGTCGCGTATCGGTGCGAAGTCGGCCAGGAGTCCTGATGTTTTCTGTTTCATATCTCTTGCTTTTTTACTATAACACTATCTACCTACCGCCCATTATGCGGCCAGGGGTTTACTCGTCAGTCCGAGGTCGATGGCGATGTGTCGGCTGGCGGTATGACTGAGGATTCCGAGGTAGGAGTCCATTGTGCGCTGTGCTTTCTCTTCGTCGCGCAGGTCGAGCGATTGGATTCTGACCGTCATGCGCTCCAGCGTCCGGCGGCTCACATAGTCGCGGTAGGGTTTCAGGAATGCGCCAAGAAACTCCACGCCCTGATGCACCTCGCGGATATGAAGTTTACCCATGTGCAACTGCAAGCCCAGTTCGTCGGCCAGGAACTCACGCTCGCGGGGTACTTGTGCCAGCAGCCACTCGCGGTCAGGGTCTATCTGTGTGGAGTCATCGACGTAGCGGCCATAGTGCCGGCACAGGATGTCGCGCTTCACGAACTGGTCGAAGGGATTCAGATAGACATTCGAGAAGAGTTGGCTGGTGAGGTTACCGATGGGCAGGGCCAGTCCCGGCTCCACGAAGCGCATACACTTGGCATGGTCGATGTCGTCCCAATCGTGAAGGTCGCCCACGATTTGACAGTGTGCCATCGGGTCGAGCATCACGATCTGCTCTGTGAGCCAAAGGATGAAGTCAAAGTCGCGGATGTCAGACCATGTGGTTGCAGGTGTCAGCAGCACGCCACTGGGTATGCCCTCGATGTCCTCGCTCAGTCCTACGCGGTGGGTGCTCATGTTCAGGAGTGAAGCGGTGGCTATCTTCAGCAGGCGACGGCGGTCAATGTGCATGAAGTAGCCGCGAATGTCGAGCGACAGGGCGTAGGCTGGTTGCTGCCAGTTGTGGGTGGCTTGGCGGATGTGATGGCGCAGTCGGCTGATGCCGTAGTGAGTGCCGCGTCCCTCGATGCAGGAATAGGAGTCGGCAATGAAGGTGCGCTCAAACAGCTGGTGCGTGTAGCGGAAGTAGAGATGATGCACGATGCGGTCGCGGAACATAGCCGCGAATACCTCGCGCTTCTTGGGATAGGTGACAACGAAAGCACTTAGAGGGTTGCGCCTCGTATCGCCTTGTCAACAGATCATCACACAATTCATTCAGGTTCTCTGCCAGATTCGCCTCGAACTTCTGCACGTATGACATCTTGTGCTTGTGGCGGGCTGCGTCATAGTAGGCCACATAGAGGTCGTAGAGGAGTTGCTGGCGGGTCAGTGTGTAACCTTTTGGTGATAGTTCTGTCATTGTTGGAAAGAAAAAGAGTGTGGCTTTCATCATGTCGCCTGTTGGAAGAATCGAAGCCGTCAGTAGATGAGTGCTGCACCGCCCTGCGAGAAAAGCCGTTGAACCTGTTGTTGTTGTTCTGCGGGTTGACCCCTCCCGAGTTGAAGTTCAGGTTCCTGCCGTTCGTCTGCGAGTTGAGACTGCGAGACCAGTAGTTGCCGTTCGAACCACGGTTGTTCCACGACTGGCCGTTGCCGTTGCCTGAGCAGGGGAAGAAATCCTGGGCGTGCTTTAGGGTCGGTTGCCACCTTAGTACGACTTGTGCTGCGGAATCTATGAGGCAGAAGCCGCTGCCTGTCTTTGTTTTTTCTCACGCCCTACGGACGCAAGACGGGCAACCTATGAACTGATCTTTACCCTGCGCCTCTGGTGGCGACACTGCCACACTCTATTGTTTTTTTTAATGGTTATAAAATGTTTAATATCTGTTGTTGCAAATTGGCGATGAACTGACGGTTGTCATTGTCGGTGTGCATCTCCAGTCTGTATGCCATAATCTGTGAGAGGATGCCGCCGCCCGTCGGCTGTCTGGTGACAGTGGTGGCGGGTAGAGTATTGACTGGCTTTGGCTTCGGTGGTCGCTTATTGCCGTTCTCGTCGATGGTGTCTTCCTTCGTTGATAGCGGTATGCCAGCTTTCCATTTACTGAAGGCTTCATGCAGACGTTCGTAGGTAACTTTGGAGCCGTCCGATGGTGTGGGTAACTCGATAGTGATAACGATATGCTTGTCCTCGACAGATTCGAAGTTGAGCCGTGTCGGGATGAACTTCTCTACAGACTTAATCGGGAATCCGACGAAACAGAATTCCTCGCCTGTTGTGGCAAGTGACTTCTTACTCTCCTTCAGCGGCTTGCGGTCTTTTGTCTCTTTGCGTACCTTGTCGTTGTAGGTAATGGCAACGATGAGCCATGCCGACCATTCATAGGCGCGATAAAAATCACCCATCTGAAAGATATGTATCTTGTTCCACTCCGTCGGAGCTTGTCGGTTGCGCTCTGTCTGTAGTACGTCTGCTATTTTAGCCATTCTTTTCTGTATTGTTGCCGCTTCCCCGTTCTTGTCGCTTTGGCGGGGCTGTCGCCCCGCTTGAGCGACAAGAACGTGACGGGAAGGGTAAAGATTAGTTACTGCACTGCCCTGCGAGAAAAGCCGACGAACCGAACGTTGTCGTTCTGCGGGTAGACCCCTCCCGAGTAGAAGCCCAGGCCCCTGCCGCTCGTCTGCGAGTTGAGACTGCGAGACCAGTAGTAGCCGTTCGAACCACGGCTGCGCCACGACTGGCCGTAGCCGTAGCCTGAGCAGGGGAAGAAAAGGAGTTTCCCGTTGATCTTCGACTTCAAGTAGATACCCGTGATGCTGTTGACGGTTACCAGCTTGTTGGCCTGTGATGCGTCGATGACGGTCTCACCATCGGCTTGCACATAGTCGATGTTGGCAAACAGCTCGCCAAAGTCCTCCGTTGACGGGTCGCGCCACGGTGCGCCGAGGATGGCACGGGCAGCATCGAACGACAGTCCTGCGTTAGCGGTCAGCTGTGCGCCCGGTGTCTGCGCGTATGGCCCATCGTTGTTCTCTCCCCAGTTGTAGTCGAAGGCTGACGTACTGGTGGGGTTGTGTCCCTCGGTGTTGCCCCAACTGAAGAACGTACACTCATAGATGAATGGCGACGGCTTGCCGTCCACCTCGGCGAATCCGCTCTGCTTTGTCACGTCGATGTTGGCAATCGCCCACAGACGGCCGCTTGGCAGGCCCATATCCACGAAGAGGTCGCTCTGACTTGACGGGCGTTCCAGCCCCTCAATGCAGACGATGTTATAGTTCGTGCCGTCGTATATCACAGTGATGGTGCAACCGGCCTTAACCAGCCCGCCTTGCAGCGCAGCACCCTGAATGAACAGAGGCTTGGCTCCAGTCGATGAGATATTCAGCGTAGCCCCGTCCACGTTGATTGATTTTGTGAAGAGGATGCTCACAGGCATATTCTTAAGGAGAATGAAATTGGCGATAGTAGCCACCTTCGCAGCAGTCGTTGTATCTGTAGAGCATATACCATAACCGAGACCTATCTGCGCACCGTCGGTGATGGCATTCTGCTTGGCGTTCCAAGTCTGTCGCTCGGCAGAGGTGATATGCACGGTAGTATTGGCGAGGTGTGAGTCATACGATGCCACCTTTGCAGCCGTGATGCCAGAGTGGATAGCCGCAAGGTCGGCGGTCGTAAAGTGGGTATTGTTCAGCCGGTACTCAAACAACCACTCGCTTCCGTTATACTTATATCTGTCGAAGTCGTTGTCACCGTCCGAGTCGGTCACCTTCACCCATGCATAGTCGTTGTGATGGTTGCCGGTGGTGGCTATCAGTTCGGCCAACGAGTCGTAAGTACCACGGAATGTTCCCGCATACTCTTGCACCTGACTCGATACATATTCCTTTGTGGCGTAAGCCTGGAGTGCTGAGTTGATGGCTGTCGAGATCATCGTGCCAACCTGCGACGTCGTGGTATATCCTGCCAATGCTGTGCTGATGGCATTGGCCACCTCTGTCGTCGTCGAATAGGACTGGAGTGCCGCATTGATCAAGGCTTGTACTTGTGTCTGATTCAACAGCCCGCTCACAGCAGCAGCGATGGCTGCCAAGATGCCGTGCGAGGTCACGGGGTTCTGAGAGTTCTGCGTCGGTGTCTGGTCGAAGGTCAGTGTGTTCTGCTTCTGTGCCAGCAGCGTGTCGACGGCCTGCTTGGTATAATATAGCGTCAAAGCATCGGTGATGGCAGCTGCCACATCGCTGCGCGTAGAGTAGTTGGCGAGTGCAGCAGTAATGAGGGTGCCAACCTGCTCGGAGTCCAGCTTCGTATTCAGCAGCGTGTTGATGGCGAGGTCGGCAGCTTCGCGGGCACTGCGCTCGTCGGCGATGGCTTGGTCTGCCGAACCAGCCGCATTCAGTTTTGCCTGAACGCTCGCGTCCATATCACTCTGCGGGATGCCGGTGTTCGGTTTCTGATAGGCCGAGTTAGCCTTGGCGATGGCCGACTGTACGGCTTCGGCGAGGTCGCTCAAAGGAATGCCGGTGCCCGGTTTCTGATAGGCCGACAATGCTTTGGCGATAGCCTGCTGCACGGCCTCTGTCATGTCGGTAGCAGGGATGCCGGTGAGTGGTTTCTGATAGGCCGAGTTAGCAGCAGCAATCGCAGTTTGCACCGCCTCTGCCAAATCTGTCAGCGGTATTCCCGTCCCAGGCTTGTCATACTTTGCTGTCCATGCCACCTTCTGTTCTGGTGTCACGTGGATGCCATTGTTGCCTACGTGTTGCGCAATGTCCTGTGCATTGGTCTGCTCGGCTCCCTCGGCACGGTTGGTTTCATTCGTGAGATTGCTGTCAATCTCGGGGATGTGGTCGAGCAGGGCTTGCACCTGACGACCGGTCTGAGTCAATCGATAGTCTGCCATAATCTATTCTGTTTTTAATCGTTATTGCCTGCGTTTTCATTAATCAGGTTGTCGAGTGCTTCCTGAATCTCTGGGATGGCCTCTGTCAGTACATAGAGATAGAGGTCGTCGTCGGTCACAATCGGCTGACCTTGTGCGGTGCAGAGTCGCTGGTACATCGATGCGATGCCGCTCTCCTCTGTGCGCTCGTAGGTCACAAAACCAGTACCGCCACAATCCTTCGGGCAGCACATCAGCTTCGGGCAAGGGGTATTTGTTACGAAAGCGATGATCTGCTCGTCGCGTATCTCGCGCACAGAGTCGTCGGGATCGTCGGTGTCGGGCACCCAGAACGTACAGATGGCCTTCACTTTGCCAACCATGCCAGCCGTAGAGAATATGAAGAAATATTTGCCGCTCGAATCGGCGGTCATTTCCTGTTTGGTCAGTGTGAAACTCTCGCCACGCATACCATAGACGATCTCGACCTGGAAATCATTCTCCAGCATAGAAAAACCTTCATGCTCGATGTCGATGAAATACTTCACCTCCTCGCCTGCCACAATGATGTCGTTTTCTGTCATATCTTCAATATTTATTATACAATTAACCCCCGATATGCGGTCGGGGGTTTACTTATTTCTTCAGCAGATTGTTGATGACTTGTCGGCGGTTCTGTCCGACGGCCCGATACGAGACATGCACCCAGTATGTGCCCTTCGCATTGTGCTCCCAGATGAGTTGGTCGAAGTCGCAATGGCTCTTGATCCACTCAAACCACCGCTTGCCCTTCTGCATATCTCCATCGATGCAGAGGTCTGCCGCCTCGCCCTTCATGTGCTGCGAGTTCGAGACACCGCCAACGGCCCTGTTCAAGGCCAACGACCGATAGCCACTACCTATCTTAATTGGTTGTCCCATCGCCTCGCGCAATGGTTGCAACACCTTATGAACGAGTGCACAGAGATTCACCACGTCTGTCTGTCCAGGCTGGTTGCGGATGCCCTTGGCCTTGGCCGTCGCACTCGCACAGAGCTCTTCGAGTGTGAAGTTTTTGCTGATATACGTTGCCATAGTTATAAATCTTCGTTGCAGGGTTCGATGTCTTTTGGCAATTTTTTGCCCTTCTTGCCTGGCTTAACCGTTCCTTCGTCCGATATAATTACTGGCACGCATTTGGCGCAGTCTGGCGCAAGTCCGCACATAAAAGGGCGACTCGACTCGGCAATACGGGCAATGTCTCTCTTCATCTTTTGCCGTTCAGTCTCGGTGTCACGCTTAAACTCATAGAAATCCTTGCTCAGCTTCTCCACCTCGTCACGCATTTCCATATACCCCTGCTTATAGTGATCGCGGTCTTCGCGCAGCTCGGCGATGAGCCGGTGGTTGTCGTCCACTTCCTTCTGCTTGTCCTCGAGCATTTCCTGATAGGTGTCCTGCACCTTCTGGGCCATCTCTATCTCTTTGGCCTTGGCTTCCGCCTCTTTTTCCTTAACCTCCACTTCGGCTTGTTTGGCTTCAGCCTTGGCCTTGGCTCTCTGCCAACGCCATGTAAAGAATCCTCCAGCACCGCCGCCCAGCAAGATGCCGATGATGCCAATGATTGAATCAAGTGTAATCTCCATATCGCTTCCGAATTTATGTTGTTAATATTTATAATGTCGGTGTCGGCGGTTCCACTGGCTGCGGTTTCACAGCATTTGCCGTCGCACGCTTCTTTCCGTCTTCATAGAGAAAACATATCACACTGTCCTGAGTCGGTCGCATATCATAGGGCGTAGCATCCCATCTTGAATTAGCCTCAATGTAGATGTTGCCGTATGCTTCCTTATGAAGGACATCGGACGGACTGGGAGCACCCGTGTCAGGACCTACAGTTCCAGGTTTGCAGACATACATCGTGACGTTCTGGAACGTGTGTGAACTATATTGCACTCCGGCATGTGTCTCGGTAGATATGGCAGTATTGACCACCAATCGACCTGTATTTGAAGGAAACGAAGCCTTCAAAATATATCGGCCATATTCCTGAACACCCGACTGACTGGTGTGCATTACTCCCATTGATGAGTTTGGGATAATAGCGAGCGTTGCACCACCAAGTACACGACCAAGTGAAATTGCCTGGTTGGAATAAAACGGAATGATATAGTAATCTTTGTCGTATTCGAGGACATTCATACCATTAATCATTTTGTCCGTTCCAGATATTGTGTCGCTGGTGACAACTGCACAGATACTATTGTCGCGTGGATTATAAATCATAATGCCATAGTATGGTTTATAACCATCGTCACCCCACAAAGCTCTCAGTATGTCCTTTGGTACTACATAGTCCCTTTGGCTTATCGGAAGTGAATCGTCTTGACTTGATGGCAAAGCAAAAGAGATAGACCAACTACCTGAGATATTTTTTGTGAAGTTGCCAATTTCCAATCCGGCAGGTTCTGGAGCCCTGTTGTTATACTGATTAAAGTCTAACAATCTGTAGGGGTAGTCGCTGCCTCCTATCGGCATATAGTAAATCCACTCATCACCTTTCGCATAAGCATTGTAGAGATTTTGTGCTGATGTGGCAATGACTGGGAGAATACCATAGCGCGAAAGACTATTGCGCCGTTTGGTGTCACGCCACCATTGAAACGACAAGCTCTCGTTCCACAACTTTGTAGTGGGATTTAGCAGCGGATAGGTGTCGATATAGGTAGAACCGCCATAAGTGCCACCAATATTCACGGGTTTGAACTTTGCCCACCGTTTGATAGATGTGCGTTGTATCACCATCCAATTTCCGTTTCCATCGCTGGCAGGAATGGTGTCACCTACATCCTTGCTGCAAAGCACACCCAAGTCGCTACTCGCAATAACCTCCACATCTCCTGTGCTCGAATTGGTGCGTTGGAGTATTGCTGGCACGGCTTGCTGCAAATCGTAGATACTTACAGGTGCTGAGATAATGCCTGTCGTTGAATTGTATGCCATAATGTTATTCCTTCATAGCCTCTATGATGGCGGTTCGAGCCACGTAGCTCCAACCGGCTACCGCGTTAGTCACTATCTGGATTTCCTTGTCAGAGAGTTCTACTTCACCCTCGGCGAAGTAAATCTTCTTACCCAACTCACAAGCCTCGATGTCGCGGCCCGTCATGTAGAGTTGATTACCAATACCGTCCTTGCCATGCTGAAAATCGGCCTTCGTCTTGGTGCCGTCAATCAGCACAATTTCAATCTTTGAAAAATCTACTTTCTTCATCTTTCTTCTGGTTTTAGTTTATAAATGCTATTTCTTTATTGCTACTTCCATTGTAGAAGTAAAGTTTACCGCTGCTAATGAAAAGGTAGCGTGTGCTGTCGAGATAGAGCCTATTAGCTCTCACGTATTTGAATGTCATCGCGTCGATACTTGATACTCCTGCACTCATGCCGAGAGCGGACACACCTCCCGTGGCATAGAAGTTTCCAGGTGTGCCGTCGATTTTCTGAATCTTCAGCGCATTGTTGTCATTATCCCACGACAGCAGCGCACTGCCGATGCGCACACCGACTGAAGCATCAAGAAACAACCGCCCGCTTGCATCCTCGATGATGCGCGAGGTGTAGTCACTCGATGACCCGTTATAATGAAAATCAATGAAACCGCCATAACCGCTCAACGATCCGTAGTTATTAAGTTCGATTGAATGGAATCCGGTTATCTGACCACCATTACTACCCGCATTGATGCTGCCGCTTACCGTTCCGCGATTCGACCACGACTGTCCCCAGAACGTGCCATCAACGGTCTGATGCTGCGTCAGCGGTGTGATGGCGTTGTCGCCAATAATGATAGTGCCGCTCTGAATCTTGGCATACGTCTGCATCTGGCTCGCCACGCTGCTCGGTGTGGCGTAGCCTGCTGAAGCGTGGTTGCCCCATCCGTAGGCAGTCACACCATAACCGATATTAGTCTGTGTCTCCGTGCTCAAGGCAATTGTTCCCATCGTAGTGATGGTGCCACCGCTGAGTCCTGTTCCAGCTGTGATGCTGGTCACGGTGCCAGTACCGCCACCACCGCCACCACCAGGACTCGGACCGAGCGCAGAGATACCCTGCTGTGACCAGAATCCGAACATCGCCTTGATATTGGTGATGGTCGATTCGGTGTCGTTGGGCTTGATTTCGTTCGGCGTGGCTGCGGAGTCATAAGCCTTGAAGAGTTTCGAGAAGAACTCTATGCTGACAAAGTTCTGACTCACCCATGCTTGCGTGGCATAGCCTGCGATATCGCCACCGCCACCGCCGCTACCGACAACACTATTGCCGTTGCCAACCATTCTTCGTATAGCGTCCTGTGATAGTTTCATAATCTTATAATTGCATCAGTGAGATTTTCGTTATGTCGTCGCGCCAGTCGCGGCTGATGGCAATGGGCGCATAGGTGGTCACGGTGTCGGTTCCTACCTTCACAATGTTGGTAGGATCGACAGCCGGTATCTTGTTGGCCAACAGTTCTGGGTCTATCTTCCGTTTGGCCGTCGCCCAGTAGTTGGCCACGCGAGTCGCCAGGTGCTGCTCGGGGTGCTCTGTATTGTTGCCATAGTTAACAGTCTGGATGATGTTGCCGCTGGCATTCAGCAGCAGGCCGTAACCATATTCCATGTTATTGTCAGAAGCAAAAATGCAGTTGGCATTCCATTCCTCCTTCGAGTCGTTTGAGTTCACAGCAGAGTATTCCTTCGTGGTCACGCGCTCGGTCTTCAGTTCACGCGGTCTGACCTCTCCGATGTATGACGGGATGTCGTAGGAGTCGCGGCTGTACTCGATGCTGAAGTTGGCGATCTGGAAATCAAAGAAATGATTGTTGTTGCTATAATCATAGCCGCCCATGATGTCGATGAACACATAGCCGTAGGTGTTCGCATCTACGGGAATAGCTGGGTAGGCATACATCACACCACCGATAAAGACGGAGAAATAGATGCCCGTGCTTTTGAGGTTATTGCCTACCAATGGAACGTTGAAGTCTGGGATGTTGGCCTCTGACGTGTAGTTCTGCCAGCCACAGTTGATGCTGACGATCGCAGCCGAGCTCTTCTTCTCCATGTACCACCACTTTGCGGTCTGTCGCGTCATGCCGATGCCCAGCTTCATGCGGATGGCATACTTGTTCTTCTCATGCTGAATGGTCTCGGCACCACGCCACAATGTGCCGCCCAGACGGATAGAGCCGCCACCGAATGACATCGGGCGCAAGGTCTGCAACTGGATAGCAGGGGAATCTTCGTGACCTTCATGATTGGCATACACCATCAGCATGTCGCCCAGCGTCGGACTCTCCGACTCGGCACTCTGATAGATCTGCCGCTTGGAGATGCCTCCATGCGAAAGAGTTGTGATTCGTGGCGTTATCACCTTCAACGTCTGACTGCCGAGCCAGTCCTGCGGCGACAATGCCTGCGTGGTGAAATAGCCTACCAAGTCCTCACCGCCAGGCACCCATTCGTAGTTATCGCCCATGTGGTCCTGTATGTCTTTTGGTGCGAATTGCGCCACCGTGTCATGCTCGTTGCAATCTGCCTTCACCACAGCCCGGTGCGGGCCTTGTATCTGATAGTCTTCTTGATTCGTCGATGCAAAGATGGGATTGGAATCGGTGTCCCGGAGCGTCACCGTCGTGGGTGCGACGATGCTGCCGGTGGTGGTGTCGGTAGTGGCAGCAGCAAGGGTGTTGAGCTGGGTACGGTTCAGTTTCAGGAAGTTCTGCTCGGCTGAATCATCAGCACAAGTCAGATAGAGCGCAGTGCCCTTCGTGCGGGCCGTCCATCCCCAGAATCGGCACATATCTTCAAGCACGTCATAGATGGTGTACTTTGCACGAGCCACGCCGTTGGAGTCCTCGCTGGCGAAGTTCTGCCAGTCGATTTTCGTCAACAGCCATTGACGGGCATCTACACCGCCCTGAACATAGATGTCGCTGATATGCACGACGTTGTTTGACTTCGTGTCGATGGTATCGCAGACGGTCTTCAGCAGATAGGCGAAGTTCTTCAGTCCTGCATTGAAGTCGATATCCACAGCAGCCAACACGCCGAGCGGACAAATCACGGGGAACTCACGCTCCTGGGGATTGCCATAGAGTTGGCCACTGAAGGTCTGCGACTGCATGAAGCCCTGCCACACCACGGTATTGCCGACGGTCAAGGTCACGGGTCGCGCTGAGTCGGTGGCGGGAATCAGGTCTTTCCACCAGTCCTGACCGGCTGTCGCGTCGATCACATTACCATCGTAGTCTTTGGCGTTGTCGATGATGCGGAAGTAGCCCGTTTGTGTGCGAATGTTCGTAAACATATCCTCACTGCCTTCCTCTTCAGTGGTGAAGGGTTGCGCACCGCCGCTCAACTGCACGGCTGTGTCAGAAACACCTCCGATGTTCAGCACATACGTGGTTCCAGCCCGCAGGCTCACGAATTTTATCTTGTAGTTTTTCGCCATTTCTTGCCTTTTACTATCGCAAGAAATCGCGTCGTAGGTTTACCGAAATGTAACACTGGGGACAGGACCCATGTGTGATGTTTTTCACAAAAATGTCACACTGGTTCCTGTCCCCAGTGTGACACTAACAAAAAAGCCCCGAAGGAAAAATAAATCAAAAACCTTCGGGGCGAGACTTTAACCTTTTGAAAACTAAAATAAAAAAAATATAAATCCTCATGATTATTCGCGCTCACCCTCGCGGGCTTGCACACGACTGTCACAGTCGGAATATTTTCTTCAACCAGAATGCCAAGGCCACGATTGCCGCCATCAGCGACAACAGGCCGAACATCATCAAAGCCTTCTGCGTCTTTGAGATCTTCGCAGGCACCTCCACCTTTACTTCATAAGGCACGGGCACCGAGTCCACCTTGGCCACGTATGTAGTGTCGTGCACCTGCTTTTCGATGTACTTCGTGTGCCATTTCTCAATGCGCACCGTGTCGCCCTTCTCCTTCACTGATATACTATCGTGAAGCCACACAGAATCGCGCTGCACCTGGGTGAAGTAGATCGAGTCGTGGTGCGTCTCGTGCTCCACTATCGGCACATACTCGATGGTCTTGCACGAGCACATCAGCAGGGCCAAGAACGCCACCGCCATCACCATCCCCAGCGGGATATGCCACAGATTGAGATCCTTCGGTTTTCTCATAATCGTTTCATTTTAAGTTATACATTATTCTCATAAACCCCGCATTATCCCAGCAGGGGTTTACTGTCACAACTCGCAACCATAGTCGCGCAGCTTGGCACGGAGTTTCATAACCTCATCTTGGAGTTTCGCATTTTCATTTTTTAGTTTATTATTATCATCTTCCAATTTGAAGAACTCATTACGGATGTTTGCCGCAATGTCATAGTCTTCTTTTAGTTTCTTTTCAGCCTTTTCGATTTTGGCATTGCACTCAGCCTCCATCTCTTTCAGCTTGAACTTCATCGCCTCGATGATGCTGCCGTCATCATTATACTCCATCGGCTGTGCATCACTCACAAACGTTACCTGTGCCACATGGAGAATACTATCCACGCTTCCATCCAGCTGCGTGATCCACACCTTAAAGTTCTCCTTGTCATGCCACACCCGCTTCATCAGCTTCTCATTCACGAAGTACGTGCCCGTAGTTGTCTTGACTATTATCATGACTCGCCCTCCTTATGTAATTTTATATCCTCTTCCATAAATCTGTTCTATACTTTCACGAAGAACCGCCTTGATATGCCCTTTTTCAAGAGAAGAACCTGGGTGTACTTCGTCAAGCCATTTAATATCCTGCTCAATCATAAACTCATAACATTCTTTGCTTATAGGCATACTCATATTCAGTCCTCCTTAAAAATTATCACTTTTGCTTTATCACCTCTATTCACCTTTTCAAGTTCTTGTAGCCGTTCGCTAATCTGCACGGCTCTGATGTACTGTTCCTGTGTCATAGTTCCTTATTCTTTGTCTTCAGTTTGTTCGCATGGTTCAAATCTCCTCCACAATACACACGATGAAACCTTGATGAATCCCGTTTCCCAGAAGAATGCAGGCGCACCCGTAGGCTCGTTAATCTTAAAGGTTGCCGTTTCGTCAATCCGTCGCTTATTTGTCAGTATGCGGATGCGTACCTTTTCGCCTTCATTCGGTAGTTTGTCCTCGCTGTTGAACCACTTCGCATTGATGCAATCCTCATACTGCTGTGCGAACTGGTCATAAAGCCCTTCCTTTGGCTTAGGCTGATGCCGCTTGGCAAACTCATAGCCTTGCAACCATGCTTCGGCTCTCAATGTCTCTCGGTCGAATGGCACCAGCCTATCGTCGAGGTGGAATGTCTCGCGCTTGGCGAGGTCAATCATTTCTTCTCTTGATACTTCCATAATTCGTTTAATTCGTTTAATCCATTGTCTCTATTCACTCACTCTCCCCTCCGCAAGGTCAAACCCGTAGAGCGCGTCGAGCAGGGCGTGAACGAGGTCTATCTTGTGCGTAGGCTGTGGGCCTCCCTTCACGATGCGGCGCAAATCTGATGAAGATACTTCAGCGGCGCAATTTCCAAAACAAAATGGCCACAGGGGCGACATGGAGAACTCTATCCACGGCTCCTTGTCGAGTATCATGCTCTCCAGTTCCGCGATGCGGGGGTTCTGCGTGAGCGCGGTCTGACTGACGGGCACCACCATCTGCTGTATCACGTTGGCGATGTCCGCTGCCGTTGCCTGCGGGTTTTTCTTCTGGAGGATGGTCTGCAACCACGCCTTCAGCTGGTTAATCGGCTGGATGCTCTGGGCGGGGTCGTAGCCGAAGAAACGGATGTCGATGTCCTGACGGTCGTCGATGGCTGCCAGTTGGTTGATGCTCAGCATGGAGTCGAACACCTCACCGGGGCAGACGTAGAGCCAGCCCTGCCGCACCCACTCCTCGTAGAGCGGACGGTTGGGGCTCTTCTTCATGGTCTCTTCCAGCACCCACGCCACGGCATCGGCAAAGAAGCGGCCCCGCATCGTGTCTGATGGGGTGTAGTTCACGCCCAGCGTCACCATCGCGTAGAGGTCGTCGCCCAGCGAGAAGTCGAGCCCCACGAACACCCTCCAGCCGTCCTGATAGTGACAGTCGGTGATGCGCTTCGCCACCTGTAGCGGACGTATCTTGTCGCCCGTGATCCACTTCGTCACCTTGCCGCTCGAATACACATTGAACAGCTTGGCGATGACCTCGCCGGGGTCGCCGTCGCGCTCGGCTTTCGCAATCTGGTCCTCGTAGAACTGGTGCTGCACGATTTTGCCCAGCATGGGATTGACCTTTCGGCGCACGGTGCGGTTGGTCAGCAGGTAGTGCTCGTCGCGCTGCCATGCGTCTGGCTCCAGCAGCAGGGTGAGGGTGCGGTCGTCGGTGAGCACGGGCGCGACCTTGCCCTGCTCGATGAACACCTCGCGCTCCAGCATCGCGTGGAGTCCGTCGAGTATCTGGATGAACGGCCCCTCGGTGATGCGTCCGGCAGATGTCATCGTCACGCTCAGCGGCTCGCGGCGCGGTCCCATACTGGACTCGATAACGTCCACCAGCCGCTTCATGTCCGACTTGCCGTTGGCGTAGGGTGCCGAGCCGTACTCGTCCTTCAGGCACAAAGCGCCGAACCAGCCATCTTTAAACTTGCCACCGGCGGTCATGGGTCGGATGCAAGCGGTGGAAATATCGCTGTACTTGTCTTGCCATGCGGCAATGCTCTCGGTCAGTCGGAATCGGTTCTCCTCGTTCATGCCTTGCAGCAGGTACTTGATGCGACGGAAGATGATTTTCGCCTGGTCTTCGGAGTTGGCACAGCAGAAGCCCTCCATGTTGTAGTCCTCGAACACCATGAACTCCGCGCCGATGAAACCGCCCAGTCCCGTCTTGTCAATCTTACGCGAGCCGGTCAGCGTGAAGTCGGTGCACATGCGGCGGTAGTCCCATATCCAGCCGTCGCGCTCGCGCTCGGTACGCAGCAGTTCGGACTTCGTGCCGCTTTCCACCTGCGTGTTGATCCACGTGTAAAAGCCGTAGATGCTGGCGAGGATGAAGACCTGGAAGGGCTCCCAGCGATAGACCTGACCGCCACCCATGCCGGGGCAACGCAGACCGCCGCTGAGATGCTTCCACGCCTTGCCGACGGGCACCCACTCGCCTTCGCGCAGTCGGATGACGGTCTGCACCTTCCGCGTGTTGAAATTGTACGTGTCGAGCATTCTGAGGAACTTGGCGGCACCCAGCAGTTCGTAGATGCCGTGCCAGTCGTTTTCGTCGTCCTCCTTGGCCGATGAATGCTCCAGCAGGTCCTCGAAGTAGAGCCGCAGGCGCAGGTCGATGTCCTCGGTGCGCTGCTCCATGCCGCGGTAGCGTTTCGCCAGCAGGTCGATGGCCTCCTGCTTCTTTTGTAGGGATTCTTGTGTTATGTCTGTCATAAGGGGGTTGGGTTAAAAATGAAGAGGGGGCTAACGCTCTCCTTTTAATTCCTTGATGGTCATTTCTACTGATGCAAGTATAGATTCAGATGTCTGCATCGAAGAATGTCTGCCCATTTCTATTCGTGTCTCAATCTCTTTCAACGCATCAAGCGCGCCCTGCTGATAACCGAAGAACCGAGCCATTGCACGGCTTCGATTCTTCGGATTTGTAGATTTCATCGGCGGGCACTTTGCCAAGGCCAATTCTTTAATGGTCATACGCTATGCTTTGTTCGTTCCACTCTCGCCTTGCGATTCCTCAAACGATGGCGGTTGCGGTTCGGTTTCTTTTCTGATTACGATTTTGTCAGGCACGGGCAGGTCGGCGCAATGCGCTTTGTGAACAATCTCACGAGCCCTGCGTATCTTCTCCTGCGTTTCATCGTCTATGCCGAGAGCCTTCATCGCAAGGTCGGTTTCTTTCACCACCGTTGCGGCTCCCTCGATAAAGCTCTTCAAACACTCGTCGTGCATTTCCTTCTGTCCTTCCTGCTTGCCCATCTCTCGGATAGCAGCGCAAGCGACATACACTATCAATGAGATAAGTGCGGCCTTGTAGTCGGCCAATGCCCACATGAAAGCAGCCAAAATAATCATGGCTACGATGTGGAGTGCAATACTAAGTTTTGTTTCTTTCTTCATAGTTCCTTGATGTTTTAATTGTTGAGTTAAGAGTTTGCTAACGCTCGAACCTTAGCGTGGTGATACTGTCCTTCAATTCGTAGATTTGCATATACAACTTGAAGTTTTCGTCTGATAGCGAGTCGGTCTTGTGTCGCCAGTATTCGATGAACCTTTGCGAATCGTCATTGTACTGCTTCATCTTTACGAGGGTAACACCCTGGAAGATGACGAGAGCGAACAGCAAGATAACTGCGGCAAGTGCCACGGCATTGATTGCTGTGCCTTTGTCTGGCATCATTCTGTATTTCGGTCCTGCCATAGTTCCTTATATTTTCTTCGTTGATAAAAGCGGAGAGGCACCCCGATAGATGATGCCTCTCCAGTGGTGCGCCAGTATGCAAGGGACAAAGCCTTGCAAGTGACTTACGGCACGTCTGCCGTCGCGTTACTTATCTGGTTTCCTGTGGTAGAGCGTGGAGGTAGAGGGAGTCGAACCCTCGTCTTACTGACTTCTTATAGAAACTTCATTACGTGCGTCGGGGCTGACCAGATAGCTGGACGAGCGTTCCACCACCGCATTTTGAGAAAACGCGGAAAACGTGAGCTGTGACCTTTATGTTCCTTCGCAAGTCACCCGCGAGGTGCTTATGCTGCTGCCAGCATCTTAGCACGGGGAGTCATATTGACAACCTTAGCGTTTATTTGTTTTGCCATTTCAAAGCATGACTGCTTGCACGATTTCTTGCCTTCCATCAGCAATCAAAACCAAAATACCCCCATTCTCAGGGAAAGAATGAAGAGCGGAAGCAAATTCTTCACTCTTCACTCTTCACTTTTCACTTGCCGCAGGCACTATCCCTCCAGCTCCCCGCCAGTCGTGCCGCCGCCGCCGGTGTTGCCGCCTGTCTGCGTGTTATCGTCGTCGGTGACGGTGTTCTCATCTGTTTCAGCCTCGGTAGTCCACGAGAGTGATGCACCCTTCACGGCTGCTGCGATGTCCGCACCGGCCTTGTAGTTCACTTTGGGCTTCATGTCTGCCAGCTGCAGGTTGTCGGCGTTCTCGTCCCACTTGCCATTGACGGCGGGGTAGAGCGTTCCGATCACACCCAGGTCAACGATGTAACCCTCGCGCAGATTCTCGGCGATGCCGTCGATCATCATCTTGCAAGCCAGCTCAGCCTCGCGGAAGTCGAGCGTAGTATTTTTGCACGAAGCCTTCAGAATCTCTTCGAACGACTTCTTTCCATTTGCGATGACCTTGCCGTAGAAGCCTGACTTCT